TGTCTGCAACTGGCCCCGTCTCATGCTGTCCCAAGGTAGCTACCATCTTTCTCCCAATGACCTCCTGCCGCCCAAAAACGTTCCACATCGTGCTTGCCATTGTCACCACTCTCTGTGTGCTGGCCATGCTGCGTGGAAACACGAACGACGGTAACCGTGAACCCAACATGGTCACCAACTTTTATCGATACCTACGCACGTTTCGCCGGTCTGACTTTGTGGAATTCGTAGCAGAGCATGACCGTATGTTCGAGAATGCCAAGAAGACTGGCGACCACAGCGAGGTGACGTACCACTATTACGACATGATGGCGCCCATCATTGAGGGCTACTACGGACCCAACTGGCACTTCTGTGCACCCGAGACACCCGACCAGAGCCAAGAAGATGCAACCATCAACTTACACAAGCATTTGGCTGATCTCATGCACATGGGTCCAGGGATGACATGTTTGGACATTGGCTCAGGGGTTGGTGGTCTAACGCGCGACATGGCTCTCTACACGGGTGCCCGAGTCACAGGTATCACCATCGGTAAGAGTGAGACAGCCCGCGCCCAAGAACTTCATGAAAGCATGGGCGTGGGGAACCTGTGCCAAGCTATAGAGGGTAACGCGGAGAAGATGCCGTTCCCTGACAAGTCTTTCGACCGTGCCTACATCGTGTACGCCCTCAAATACTTTTGCGACATTAGCATCGTGCTAAAAGAGGCAGCTCGCGTCCTTAAACCTGGTGGGCTGCTAATGGCATACTGCATTCTCAAGACACCTAAATATGACGACTCCAACGCGGAACACCGCGACACGGTTGCTGCTTTTGAGTTGGCGTGCTGTATGCCATCGTTTCACACAACTCAGCAGGTGATGGACACTGCCAACGCCGTGGGCTTTGATTGTCTCACTAACATGGATATTGGGCAGGGTCGTGCCCCGTGGTACCACTTCTTTGTCAAGAATAAGATGTTTATGAAGATGCTTAACTCTAACCTGACACACCGCGCCGTGCGGGTCGCAGAGTCTATAGGTGCTGTGCCTAAAGGCTTCACCGCGTTTAACAAGCGCTTTCTGAGTGGGAACGTGACTGCGTTGGTGCGTGCTGGGCAGCTGGGTATCCTCACCGGGTCGCAGTTGTTTGTGTTCCGTAAGCGTGAGGTTGATGATGGTGAAGACAGTAGCGACAAGAAGGGAGTAGAATCGCCAACTTCTCCTGGGGCTGTGCCTGGGGAGTCTGTGGACACGGTAGTATAAACAATATAACTAATATAAACCCTCCTTCGTTCTGTGACTATGAAAACAATTGCTGCTCTGTCTTCAAACCAACAAACACAGGTGGATGAGGATGTTGACAACGGACGATGTTCCACCTACTCTGAGTAGCCAGACAGTGTTAACCATATTCAATGGTAAAAGGGATGGTTTTGTCTACGGGGTGCACATCGTCACTGACAGTGCCATGAAACGTTCCCATCTTCAGTCGATGACCACTCTGGTGGCTGAAATGGTAACTTACTCGGAAATGGATGATGTCTCCCCGGGAGACGGTGTGATTATTCTCCACAAACTACCCAACGACTCCGTAGAGCTCACTTTCTCTGTTTGTGACGAACTTGCCCTGCTTGGACGACTTAAAGACTCTCTGGAGTCTCATGGACTACAGCCAGTGGCAACTACAGTCCATGAGCTTTATACGGCCAATATGGGGGGGGAGGACGGGAGAAGTCTTGTGGCCAACACCCTCACTTTGAGCTACGAGTTGTTGGAGGATATCCAGAATGGTGACGTCACCGTTATTTGGCAGGGTAGTCACTTATTGCCAACAGACCTACAAGGATATACAGCAGTTCATAAATTTAGTGAGCGGAACCCCAAGCAACGTTGTCGAGTTGGGAGAATAATATAGTATACTTTTAAACTAATTTTACAACACCGTGCTGTGTGGTGGTGGTGGTGGTGAAAAGGAAAAAGAAAAAGAAAAAGAAAAGCGTGATAAATTGAAAGAATCGTTGACACCTCACCACCATGGTGTGCCAAGCACAGTTGGTAGATCTACAGTACTGTTATGTTGCTACTATTCAGAGCTCCAATGAACTGCCTAACGAGCATGCACGCTTCATGGCCTGTAAAAATCGCACGATGACACTATCACTGCGGTTCAGAACCTCCAATAAATTCTCCAGACTCCTAAACAACACACACAATGGGTCAATTTTTTTCCACCAACGCCGCAGTCAACGGAAATCCTAAACACGCCTACGGCTGGAAGTGCGGCCGACCTGACCACCGTGATCTGTGGCATGAGTTTGGTCCGCTCCATGAGAGTTCGGGCACCATAGACTTACGCAAAAACTGCCCCGAGGTGTACGACCAGGGTAATTTGGGCTCATGTACAGCCAACGCGATTGCTGCGTGCTACGAGTACGCGTTGTGTCAGCAGGGACTCCACGATTTCCACCCATCCCGTCTGTTTATTTACTACAACGAGCGAGAAATGGAGGGCCATGTTGGGGAGGACAGTGGGGCAGAAATCCGGGATGGTATGAAGTCCATTCACTCAATGGGAGTGTGTCCGGAGCCTCAGTGGCCTTACAATATCACTAAATTTACACAAAAGCCAGACCTTAACTGTTATGAGACAGCTCTCGGTGACCGAAGTATTAAGTATAATCGTGTGCGTCAAACTAAGGATCAGCTGCTGACCGCTTTAAACATTGGCTTTCCAGTGGCGTTTGGATTTACTGTATATGAGAGTTTCGAGACATCTGAAGTTGCTACAACTGGAGTCATGCCAGTTCCCGCACCCAGAGAACGTATCTTAGGGGGCCATGCAGTGGTGATTGTAGGTTACCAACCCGCGACTGACCACTGGGTTGTGCGCAACAGCTGGGGTGCAGGCTGGGGAGACCAGGGCTACTTCTACATGCCGGGGGTGTTCTTGCTGGACCCGGCACAGTGCAGCGACTTTTGGACGGTGACACGAGTGGAAGCATGCGAGATATAACCGTGACGTAAACGCGAGTAGGAACGGTTGGAGTTGCAATGGGAGAGTGCTGTGGTGGAGTTTCAGCGTTCATTGGAGACGAGTGGTGAGTTAGAAAGCTCATCAGTTGCTCCACTCGGGCGTGCAATGTCCGGATCAGTCCGCCAAGCCCTCTGTAATCCGGAGTTGCTTTTTTTTGGGCTATAGTGTGAACACAACAATAAAGATTACACCGTTATAATAAAATTTGGTAGTTTATTCATTCACATCGAAAACTAACACCTAACGCAACTTCATGAGATTGTGTTCCCACTAGTGTGTAATATTGATGCTGTCGAAGAACGTTTCACCCGCCGTGCCTTGGTGTGCTTTTTTATCAATGCCCGGTCTCCGTGGAATGCCTCACAAACGATCTTGTGGTCTCGCCATTCCTTTTTCTGACACTCGCGACTACAATACTTAACCACGTAACACCCGGAGCACCTTCGTAACACCTCTGTTCCCGAAACCCTACCACAAGACATACACCCACGTCCAACTAGGATCTCATCAAAGTAGTTCTCATCAGAGGTCAAGAGTATATACGCGCCCTCTGGTGGTGGTTCCGGGAAAATTATCTTTGCACTTGTGATTTCCACAATAGAGCTGTGGAATGTGACTCTCACCGTCACAGCTGCTACAAAGCTAGTTAATGGGTCGTGTTTGACGATCGAGCGGCGTATTTCTGGGTCTGTGATCAGCTCTGGACTGTGTCCAAACCACTCGCATTTGCGGTGCGTGTGCGTGTTCCAGATGGCCCCAATATGGTCATAGTCAATGCGCGTCGTGTACACTTTTTCCCCATTCTCGAGCCCATTTTCGAAGATTCTCTGTGAGTTTTCACACATACAATCCATGATCAGCTTGATAGCTATATTGATTTTATCCATCACGTCTTCGGGTAGGGCGTGTGTGTCCATGGGGTATATGGTGGTAATGTTAGACATGAATCAATTATTGTTTTTTAATAAATGGTAAACCGAGTCTAATATTGTTTCACCTGTGGTGAAATAGTTTTACAGCCGGTTGGTCAGAACAAACAGCATGATCTCCTCCTGGGTTCATGCTTGGGCATGACCAACCACGTGGCCGTCGCGCGGTTGCACATTATAAGAACAAATACGAATAGAAATGTGTTTATTTTATTGCTTACCACGCCTAGTAGTAAGTGTTTGTACCATGTGGGCTATAAAACGGCCCCGACGTGCAGTGGCATCCACCACTAGTGTTAAGACTGCACCCTGTGTGCTGCAGGCAGTTCTGGGGGGTCACAGATCCCGTGTATGTGAGACCGTACGCGCCCCCATGTCCAGAGTGGCCATGAGTTGAGGGTCCAACTGCAGTCATGCCGGGGTATGTGGCCTGTGTTGCGGGCACCAGCATGGTCATGGACGAGTTCAAGTTCATATCGGAGTTGTTGCTGTTACCACCCATGTCTTGGACGTTGAAGAATCCCTCCATCAGCTCAATCTGGCGCGGCAGAACGTAGGCTGTTGACCTCTGTCTTGAGGGGTCGTCCACCCCAAGGGACGCCGCTCCCGGGCCCAAGTAGTTTCCCATGGCAATAATGCCGGGGGCTGGGCCTAATGCGGAGGCTGGCTGTACGTAGGTTTGCATGGAAAGGGAGCCAGAAGCACCCATTAGTTGAGACATTGTCTGATCACTACGTTTTCTTTATTGTCAATCATTTTTTTTTCAACGTGTGTGAGAAAAGGACACACATGGTTTCAGGTGTGTGTGTGTTTGATCTGGACGGCACCGTTGTGCCAAACATGAAGGCAAAACGCAAGGGGCGGCGCCGTGCCGGTGAAACCGCTGTGAAAGACATGGTCAACCAGTGTGAAGCATACGGGTATGAGGTGGCGATCAACACCGCTAGGTCGCGAGTCAGTTCCAACATCCAGAAGTTTCTCGGCGAGCTGGGCATCTACATGGACGATATGCCCGATGGGGCTGTCCAAACAGGACGCCACTCCTCAAGAAGTAAAGCACGGGGATTACACCACATCCAAGAAGCATACCAGGTGCCGGCTGAGAATGTAATCCTGTTTGACGACCTATTGCGCAACGTTAAACGTGCGCGCCAGAATGGTTACGCTGGTATGCACATCCGAGGTGGCGTCATGTCACACCGCGATGTGCAACAAGGGCATGGTTACTTTCAGACTGTTAGCCACCTGTGCACGGAGCACGGGTAGTGTGGTGCGAA